AAAGGAGTGATGAACCAAGCGGGAGCAGCTACGGACGGTTTAGATTTAACCATGCCTGATGTAAGTGGTGGAGGTGGAGGTGGAGGTGGAGGTGGTGCTTTAGGTACGGGAAACCAACTTGCCCTTACCCCTGACATGGCGGGCTCTTTTCTTGGAGACTCTATCGTGCCACCAGTTCAAGCGTATATAGTACAAAACGACATCACAGACGCGGGGGCTTTACAGACTGAACTCCAAACTCAGGCTTCGCTATAAATAAACAAAAAAGCAAAAGACATTTTTAAAGATATGAGAAAGCAAGTAGAACTTTTAATAGATGAGTCCGAAGAGATTACGGGAATAGAGGCGGTAAGTCTTGTAAGGTTTCCCGCGATAGAAACTGACTTCGTTTACCTATCCGCAGTTAAAGACAATAAGATGGCCTTTGCTATGGATGAAGATAAACGTCTTCTAATAGGCCCCGCCCTAATCCCTGAGAAGTTAATAATGAGGTTGGACGATAACGACGAAGAGTACGATGTATTCTTTTCTAAGGAAACCGTTCGTCACGCGATGGAGTTATTTATGCGGGAGGCAAGAACCAACGAACACACGTTGGAACACAATAGCAAAATTGACGGGGTAACCGTGGTGGAGTCTTGGCTAATTGAGGACTCTTCAAAAGACAAGAGTGCGCTTTATGGCTTTGACTTACCCGTTGGAAGTTGGATGCTATCCGTAAAAGTGAACAATTTCGACGTCTGGGAAAAGGTAAAATCAAAAGAGGTGAGGGGCTTCAGTATTGAAGGCTACTTCTCGGAAATCCTTACTGAGATGACTTTAGGAAAACTTTGTAAGAACTGCCCTGAAGACGAAACTATTATATCGGAGCTTAAATCTATTCTTTTAGACGAGGTAAAGCCTTCGGCAGTATTAAACGGGCAACCCCTTTTTAAGCGATCCCAAGACGCCCAGTTATGGGGTGAGATGTTTCACAACCAAACGGGATACACTACCCTACAACTAAACGGCCAAACGCTATTTGGTGCAAAGGAAAGTTTAGAGTCCTACCCTTGGGACGAATGCATCGCAGACCAAATGGCCGAGTATGGTTCTAAGGAAACAGCCGAGAAGATTTGCGGTATGATAAAGCGACGTTATGGTTAAAAATAAACGGATAAGAATAACTTCTATTAATCTATGTAATAATTTTACAATATGACAACAATTCAAAAAATCCGCGAAGTAATGGGTTTACCCAAAACTAAGCTCTACGCCGAAAGTCGCTTAGACGACGGGCGTGTAATCGTTACCGAAGCCGAGTCGTGGGACGTAGGTGTAGAGGTACGTATTCTTGACGATAGCGGAAACGCTACCCCCTTAGATGCGGGAACGTACACACTGGAAGACGGCACTAAATTAGTCGTAAACGAAGATTCTCGTTTGGCTTCTCTTGGAGAAGACGAAGTGGCAGTCGATGAAGTGGCCGTTGAAGTAGAAATGGAAACTATCCCTGAAGCGGAAGAAGAAGGCTACAAAGACGGCATAGCAGACGAGAAGGAAGACGAGCGCGAAGAGATGGATTACGAAAAAGTCCGCGCAGCATTAGCGGATCGTTTCCCTGAAATTGATGAAGCAGTACGCGATGCTATCGCTGAAGTCGTTTCTAAAATATACGAGTCACCTACCGAGGAAGTTGTCCAAGTAGACGAAATCGTTCCCGTTTTAGAAGAGGCTTTTTCTGCTATCACTAAAAGACTTGAAAATTTAGAGGGCGCACCTGGTTCAAAGGGCGTTTCTCACTCACCTAACAAACTTTCTTCTCAGCACAAGAAGAAGGATTTAACTAAATTAAATGGTGTAGACCGTGCGCTACACATTATACAATCTCACCGATGAAAACATCATTATCAAAGAAGCACGACTTCGACATTACGGTAGCAGCTAACACCTACGCGGGTGAACTTGCCTTACCTTATGTAACCGCTGCCCTTCTCGGTGCGGAAACAATCGCTAAAGGGCGATGTAGACTTTTAGAAGGAATCGTTGACAAAGCGGTTATCTCAGGACTATCTACGACGGACACTTTGCAGGCTGCAAACTGCGCTTTTGCTGCGGGTGAAGACGTTACTTTGACGGAGCAAGTTCTTACACAGAACGACTTGGCCGTAATGGAAGAAATATGTCGTAAGACAATGTTTCCAACTTGGATCGCTGCAAATGGACGTATGCAAAGAAACGGGGATTTACCCGTAGACTTTACGGACTTCCTTCTTGGAGCTGTAGCAGAAAGAACGGGAACAAGTATTGAATCTGCTTTGTGGCAAGGTATAACAACTACTTTCCCTTTTGGGTTCTTAGCTAACGATGGAACAATCACAGACGCTCAGATTAAACTTTCAGCGTGTAAAGATTTCCCCCGCCACACAACTATAGCGGCTTATACTGAACTAACAATTTTGGCTGAGATGAACGCGGTTTTTGCTTTGGCTTCTAACACACCTGGAATCTTAGGTAAGCCAGGAGTAGGGTTCTACGTTTCTTATGAGGCTTACGCTTTCTTCTTGCAAGCTATTGCAGCTCAGAATACTGACGCGGGTTTCAATCAGTCTTTAGACGGTGCAACTTACTTAGGGTACCCCGTGTACGCAACTTCGGGCATCCCTAACGAGGTAGACGTTATGGTATTTACTTACCCTGAGAACTTAGTAGTCGGAGTAAATAGCTACACACCTGACACTTCGGCTTCTTTAATCCCTACTTACATGTATGACGGATCGGACAACGTTAGAATTTCTATGCGTTTCGCGATTGGTGTACAAGTTGGCGTAGCGGGTGACGGAGTTGTTGGTTTCTCATTCGTATAAACTAAAAGAAAATGGCTTGTAATATAACCGCCGCACGGGGCATAGATTGCCGTGATGCTATAGGAGGACTCAAAGCTATATTCTTTTGTTCTTCGTATTGTTCTGACATACTTGCAAACGCAACCGTAACGGCCGATTCTTACACAATCTCTGACGCGGGATTTGACGCGTGGGATATTGCAACTGCGGGTGACGTAACGGTTTTCAAGTACGACCTTGTAACGGACTTGTCAGCCTTTAACTCTTCTATTGAAGCGGATAAGGGTACGGGTTCCGTTATGTGGAATCAGACGCTTGACGTAGTGCTTCAGAAAGTAGTAGCCGCTGACCTTTACCAACTTGGACTTATTTCTAAGAACCGCGCACAAATATTCGTGCAAGATTCTAACGATAACGTCTACTTAATGGGAATCACAGACGGATGCTATCTAACTGGTGGCGCGTCTATCGCTACGGGTGCAGCTCGTTCTGATATGAGTGGCCTTACTTTAAGCTTTACGGCAAAAGAACAAAGTCCACTATATATAATTACTGCAACTGCGGGGGTTGGTTCTGCGGGAACGCCTACGGTTAAATATCCTTTTGACGGATTAGATGACGTAGCCGATCTAACTATCACTGTTTCGGCTTAGATACAAATGGTTTTTAAGAAAGGGGAAGGTGGCAAGTCGCTATCTTCCCCTTTTTATTTTAGAGTAAAAATAGAACAATGCTACAAATACAAAACGCTTCAGATTCTTCGTTCGTAATAAATAGCATATATGTTACGTGTGCCGATGTTCAGACTATTGCACAAGCGAGTGTGTATTACTTAATGGAATTAACTTCTTTAGGTTCGCAAAATTCGTTGTACTTTATCCCACATACCGTAGTGGCAAATAATGGACGTTATACTAAAATGAGTTTTACCGTTTTAACTCCTAACCTACCCGCCTATCCTAACCAAGGGTTTATAAAATTCTACGACGATACGGGCAAATATGATACCTATCCAATGGGGTTTTATACATACAAGATATTCCAAACCACTTCTCCCGTATCGGGGCCTGGTAACCCGTCTGACCTTCTCGAAGAGGGTATGGCTTACGTCCGCGACTATGCGGGGAATATGGAAGAGGTGACACCCGACTTTAACGAATACACTCCTACCACTGAACAATTTATATACCCATAATGAAAAAGGATAATTTTAGTGTAATTAACTACACCGACCAAGAGATACCTTTATTTCGTGAGAAGCAAGGGCAAAAATTTGTCTCGTATGGTTTAGACGATATGTATGGGGAATACCTTCGCGACCTTTTCCTTTCCAGTTCTACCAACGGAGCGATAATAAACGGCGTGGCCGATATGATTTACGGCGGTGGATTAGACGCTACCGATAAGGACGAGTCAGATGGGAAGCGAGAACAATGGATACGGCTTCAAGACTTGCTTCGCAAAAGTGACGACGACCTACTACAAAGGGTGGCTTTCGATCTTAAACTTTACGGGATGTCTTACCTGAACGTAATTTGGAATACATCCCGTACTCGCATCGCTTGTATCAAACACCTACCCGTTCACACTATGAGAAGCGGTATAGCGGATTCTGAGGGGGTAATAAGCGAATATTATTACAAGTCGGAGTGGACCGATAAGAGGGCGCAAGAAAAGGGAATTAAAGCCTTCTCTAACGAAGACCGCACTTCGGCTTCTACGTGCCTTCAGATTAAACGCTACACACCTTCTTTCCATTACTACGCTTTACCTGACTGGTCGGCGGGAACAAATTATGCAGAATTAGATCGCGAGATTAGTGAGTTTCATTTAAACAACATACGTAGAGGGTTCTTTCCTTCTATGCTTTTAAGTTTTAAGAACGGAGTCCCAACACAAGAAGAACGTCGGGTAATAGAACAAAAGGTAGTAGACAAATTTACGGGCGCGGATAACGCGGGACGTATCCTTATCACCTTTAACGATGGTGACGAAACAGCCCCCGAATTTACGCCTAT